TTTTGCATACCTTTGTAACTGTCTAAACTGTTAGCAAGATACTCCATAGGCCAACCAACTCGTTTCATTGATCTACGATCAAGTACTCCAACATCTTTAGCAAACGCATCTGCAAACATATCTATATGAAACTTTGTTGCAAAGTAATTATCATTGTAACAGTTGTACATTGATAACTCTGCTTGTCTTACCCACGGCTTATCGCCAATTAGCCTACCAAGGAAGTCATGAGGATCATAACTACCAGCATGCCAAAGACCACCGATTCGGATGTCAACGCCAAGTAACTCAGCCATGTAACGAAGCTGGATAACAGTTGGGTTCCACGCATCCGTATATAGGAAATAATCTCCATCTTTAATTTCTCCATTAGCAAACAGTCTACTAATCTCCAACATTTGTTGCGACTTGTAGTTGTTAGTGCCTGCAAAGTTTAAAAATGCCCCAGGCGTTGTAGCCTGAGGCACCTCTCCTCCACTAATGACAGTAACATTGGCACCAGTTGCACGTTGCATTTGCTTTGGAAGATACTCTTTCCACTGCTTTGTATAACGTGTATCTACTGCTTCAATGTCTACTATATATGCTGTCATTAGTTACTCTTCCGTCCTCGGGTAAACGTCTTACCCTTTTTATTATTTTTACGATCCTTCAACTTGGAAGGGTCTTGATAGAACTGCCACGTACGACTGTTCTTGTTATATAAATCTTTTTCATCAAACTTAAAACCGTAGTTACGACAAAAAACACGATACTTGTCCAGATCCTCAAAAATATTAACGATCTCGGGTTTTGACTCCCAGTACGACATTGCTTACTCCTCTAGCTTTTCGCATACTCAATGTGGGCACCGTTCTCTCCATCTTCGGAGACATCGATGTGGACTTCACGTCCAGGGTATTTGGCATTAATTTGTGTGTACAAATCATCAGCCATCATTTCACAACTTTTGTAATCTACATTTAATTCGCCTTCATAAAGTTTTACAAGCCATCGTTTAAACTGAATAAATTCGATATCTCTGTCGTTGTGTGTTACAGTGATAGCGACCTTAAAATGAAATATGTGTCTATGGGGATATCCCAAAAAACTAACATCATATTCATCACCTGTTGCAAGACTAGGATCCTCTAGTGCCGCAGGATATTTATGGATACCTTCTTTTGTAAAGTTTACCCAAATCATTCTCTTTGCATTGTTCATAAGCGTTACCTTGCTTTCTTCTTTTAATCGTCGAGCCATATAATTATGATGTGACTCTCTTTGGTTAGTTGTACTTGTACTCATATTATAACATCTTTCTTACTCACTGTCAACCGGATTATCGTCACCGTAAGCTCTCCAATCCGTAAACTTATCTCTTTGTAGCAGTGGATGTATATTGTGTACCCATACACCCGGATTAGAATGATCAAAGTCTGCATCATCAATCTTAATACAAGCATTGTAGTTAAGTTGATTTACGTATGGCAGTTTAACACTAATCATACTAATAAAGTTATGATCCTCATTATACCCACTTTCAAGTATCCATTCATGATACTTTGCATCATAGTCTAATGTAACCAAAAATTTCTTATTAAGTAGTCCTTGTACAAGATCGTCCCAACTTTCTTTAGGAACAAAACTGTGGTTAGCACCTAAGTAGATGTGTTCAACTGAGTGTTCTTTTGCTTTTGCAAGAACATCTTCTAATGGCTGACATCCTGTTACAAATAATGTATGCTCACCTTCAGCAGGTGTTTTTTCTACTTCATAACCTGTAAAGTATATAACATCATCTTTTACGCCGTCTGTATAATCTCTTTTCATATTACTATAATAGCACTAAAGTGACTTGTCGTCAAGTGCTTTTCCTCCTAAATTGCCATTAAATGCGATTGATATACGTGTTTGGTTGCTCAAATTCTCTGTAACACAATGATTGATCCAACCCGGAAACGATACTAAGTCTCCAGCACTTGGCATTACTGTATATCGTGTTCCATTAAACGGTGTAGGGTTTGTAACTAATTTATAAGGTAATGCATAGTCCATTAATCCGTGTGGACTAATTAGAACAAGGTTTCCTGAATCTTTTGGTGCTTGAACATAATATACTGCTGACATAATATGTCCGGGGTGCATATGTACTTCGTGTGTATTAGATCTAGATGTATTATTAACGTTTATCCAGGCTTGTGTTACGTCAATAGTACAGTTGTCAGCAATACCTAATAGGTTAGCTTGTTTGTTAAACATGTTCTGTACTTGTAACAACAGGGGTTGTAGTATAACGTTGTTAAGATCAAGATGATCACTTTGCCAGTTCTTCATATCAGAATCTGGCATATAGAGGCCATTGCAGAAAGCAGTTAACGTGACATTGTCAACTTTGTCCGCATGTTCATACAAGAATGGCGTTGCAAAAAGCGACTCTGTATGCATAGCTGTCTCCTTATAAAGTTTCTTCTAAAGCGTCTAGTTTATCTTCAGACATCTCTGGCTCTTCGTCAATTACATCAGAGTCACCAATGTCAAATAAGTTACCAAAGTGTGTACTTGCATTTACAGTTTTCTTACCTGTTGCACCACGTGTACCGATAATGGTCATAAACATCTTTGAATGATCTTCTATGATTTGTTCGGCTTTTTCTCTACTGTCAGTTGCGAATATTGCGTCCACAACATCTCTAAAAAATACCCTGTCAAAACGCTCTTCGACAAGCATCTTTGGTACAACTCCATTGTCGTATTGTCTATTTGCTTCTTGTACTGCATTAATGTGACTCCATACATTATGACCCATTTGGATCGCATAGGAAAAACTATCCCAACTAGTCTTGCCTTCTTTACCAATCTTATTTAAGTCACCTGGACCATATATGCAAACGTCTTTGGTTTTTAGTTCAGTAGTAAGCGGGCTGTCTTTAAAGCTCTTATGCTTACCAGCACTAACAAATGAAGTACTCCACGGTGTTGTATCTTGTGAAAGTCCTTTGTCATCTAAGCTAGGAACCATTCGATACACCCACTTTGATCTATCACCTGTTTCTAATTCACAATACACTTGTCCGTTTGCTGTTGCTAAAAATGGAGAAGCACAGTCAAATGTAATCATAAAGTTTTTGTTGTGATACTTACGAACTGCTCTTTGTACATCAGTTAGTAGTGTAGCCCATTCTAGTTTACTTGTACCTAGAAAGTGCATTACATCATGTAAGCCTTCTTCAAGTAATCCATCAAACCGTAATGCAATAAGTCTTTTCAAAACTAGATGAATATCACACATGTTCTGCCCACCCATTGACCAACCATTAAAATGATTGTCTGGATACACAGCTGGGTCACAATAGTCTTTCATTTGATGATACCAATCTTCTGCATCAGCATGATTCTCTCCTTGTAACACATTAAGGAACTTACATGCTCCTGAACGATGTTTCATAAAGTAATCATTATTAATACGTGTAGCATCAACTGCTTCTTGATATGAACTAACACCTGTAGCTTTAACTCCTGCTGGGCTACGTGCTACCCAAGCTGGAATATCAAGTATCATACCATAGTCCATGTATGCGTCCATCCATGCAAGAACTTGTGTACGTTTCTTCATTGCCTTAGGACAGTTAGGATCTTTCCAGTCACCTTCCCACACACCCTTACCAATTTGGAAACCACCTGAGTCACCAAGCATCCAACTAGTAGTACGATCTCTTTTTCGTACCATATCTTCTTTAGGTGCGTCTTTATTAATATCAAGTTCAGCATGACCTGCGGAGTATAAACTCCAATGATATTGAAACTGACCATCTTTACGATTTAACCAGTTAAGACTTTCTACACCGTTTTTAAAGTTTGACGGAACACGCTTGTAGTCTACGTATTCGCCTCGTTGTTGTTTACCTACAAATGTAGCATAGAAGCCACTAAGTGCTGGTAAAAACGTTGCAAAGTCTTTCTGTTCTGCGGTTAAATCGATGTTCATGTATATGTCCTATTTTGTTTGTGCTGGTAGAATATAATCGTATTGACCCATTCCACTATCAACACTCAATGCCATAGCACCTTGATCGCTGATCTTCATAGTTACTTTACCATCAAGATTTAAGATAGCTTGTACTTGTGCTACAGGCCAACTCCACGCATGTTTTAGTTCACTACCAACATCATGTTGGAATACAAATGAACCAGCATGTTGCGAAGCATCACCAAATGCAAATACTAAGTTACCGTCTTGTGTCTTAACTGTAAATGTAGTTTCTTCCGAATGTGCCGCACTCTGCAACTTCATTCTAGTAATACTAGCCATACTTGGATCAATAGTTACGTCCCAAGATGCACCTTTAAACTTTACAGTTTTAAGTTTCTCGTCAATAATTGCTTTGTTCATAAAGCGATAATCGTTTTCAAAGTCACCACTTGCATTTTCAAAGTGGATGTGTGTAGGAATAGTTTCACCATTACGTTCTGCTAGTTCAACACTAATCTTTGCTTCTTTCTGATATTCAGGATTCTTTAAGTGTAATGCTAACTTATCTAAGTTAGGCATACCAAAGGTTCCTTTAAATTCATTTACTGATGCTTTGGTTGTAGCAGTAAGAATAACACTTCTGTCTTCAGCCATTGATTCGATTGTAGTTGCCGCATCTTCGCCAGTGACTTTAACAAGGGTTAAGAACCCTAACGAATGTGTATGTGCAACAACGTCTTGTAAGATATCTTTCATTTTAACATTTCTCCATTGATTGTTATATACTATTATATTTAGGTTCTTCTGAAAAGTCAAGCTCTTTCTTGTCTTTTAAGAATTTCATTAGCTCAATTACAGGGCTCCAACCTAAATCCTTTAATACTGATATGTCAGCAACATTATCAGTCCGTTCATGTGGGGTATCCATTTTAACTTTGGGTGATACTCCAAATTCTTTAGTAATACTTTTGAGTGAGTTTGATTGACCAGTTCCGATGTCAATGATACCCTTTACATCTTCGTTTTTAATTAATGTAAGTATTGCACTTACAATATCGTCTACATGAATAAAGTCTCTTTTATGATTTGTTACGTGTGGGATGTCGTTTCGTATTAATCGAGGTATAAACATGTTCGGCCTAAGTTTGCTATTGTTACTGTATATAGTCGTAAAACGCATGCCTAGACTTAATTGTGGTGCAATTCTTTCCATTGTATGTTTGGTTAATGCATAAGGATTTCTGTGAGGTTCTTTTGCAGTACTTGAACTAGCATACAAAATTCTAGTATTCTTAAAATGAGTAAACAATCTTTTAGATGCTAACACATTATTTTGAAAATACATCTCTGGTTCTTCAATACTCTTTAGTATTCCACTTTCACCTGCAAGATGAATTACTAGATCAACATCATAATCCAAAGAACAGTCTAGCAAGTTATTACCATCTTTTAAGTCAATACCAATAACTCTGTGTTCACCTGATTTAGTTAATGCAGGATATAGTGATGTACCAACTAACCCTTTATGTCCTGTTAGTAATATCTTCATCGCGATTTTACTCCAAAATGTTTATAGGTTGATTGTACACACTTAGCTTGATAGTAACAGTCAGCTAATGCGTTGTGTAGTTCTTCTTGTATTGCTTTACGTGGATCACTTGGCATCATAGCAAACAATGTTCTACTGTCTCTAATCTGCCAAAAGTTCCATGGACACGGCTTACCAACGCCTTTGTATAAGTTTTGTAAAATAGCATAATCAAACAATGGACCTTGACACCAAAGTTGATCTACTCCTACACAAAATTTATTAATTGCTTTTGTAAGTTGCTCCATGTTTACACGATCTTCGTGTTCACCAAATGCTTCATCTCGTATTTCCGGCTTTTGTTTACCCCACCATTCAAGTGTATTCTCATCAATAGTACGATGATACTTTTCACTTTGTTCTTCGATGTCGCAACGTAGATACAATCCTGAGTGTGGATCTTCATCTGTATACGGATCGAATTTAATAGCACCAAGTGTTATTATAACACTATCTGGCTCAACGCCAAGTGTTTCTAAATCTATCATTCCGTGTACAGCCATTATTATTCTCCGAAGTCAAACAACGTATTAAATGTATTGTTTTGCAATGTACTTGCAAGATCGTAATTCAACACACCAATTAAGTTGTCTAGTTTGTTATCAATAATAGTAGACTCCATTGTGTCACCATCGAACGGTAAGTCTTTAAACCATTGTGGTATATGCATTTCATCTACAGGGTATGCAACACTTGTGTATCCTAATGGATTACCTTTTAGTTTACAAACAATAACCTTCATACCATCAACAATCTCTTGTGAGTACTTGTCACCATTCATACGTTTAAGTGTATTCCAATTAATACTTGCTCTTACGTGTCCAGGCATTGTTGCTTTGCCCATCTTCGCTTCTTTACGTTGATACTCACCAATCTTGTTTGCACGTTTAGGCGAACCTTTTTCGTAACCAGGTCTAAGTTTAAATGCAGTCCTAAACTCTGTAATAGCATCAAGTATGTCTTGCTGAACATTATCTGTAAGCACCATAAGTAATAGCTTACTTAAAAACTCTTGCATAAACACAGGTGTATCACTACGTTTAAGATCAAGACCCATTGCTTTTACTTTACCTTGTTTGCCGTCTTTGTCCATACGTTCTCCTTCGAGATCATATATAAGTGCCGCATAACGTTTCTTAGTAATAAACAATCCGCTCTCAGCAACAATCTCACGACCAGCCGCAATAACGTCCGACCTACTCTTTGGACAATGGAATGCATCTGCCATAAACTTTGGAAACGTAGTATTAGCCGCTTCACAAACTTGATCGTAAAGTTTAATAACACTATCTTTAGTCCAAGGAATACTACCTGCTTCGATATCTTTTTGTAAGATAGGCCAAGCACTAAAGTACACAGAGTCAGTATCTCCGTAAATAACACTATCACCAGTGTGATCATATGTGCCTGTAATAGTCTTGTTAACTTCTGCACTCATGTGTTTTGCAATAGCTCTGCCTGTTAGTGTAGTACTTTGACCAATACGTGGATCAAAGAATCTACAACCTGGATTAAGAATCGCACCATACAAACTGTTCAAGTTAATCTTTTTAACTAGCTGTCGTTTATCCCAGAATTCAATTTCAACTTTGTTACCAGCATCAAGAGCTTTGCCTTTCATTTTTTGTAATTCTTTACGTTCACTATACCAACGTTTAAGTAGTCCAGGAATAACTCCGTCGAACTCGTTAGTTATGATAGTACCGTTAGCAGTTAGCATCCAAGGCTTGTGTGAATCAAATATTAACTTGTGCATTTCAGCACCACTCATTATAACTGTTTCGCCAGTTTCAAAGTCTACATTAAGACTAATGTCTTTACGCTTTTCCATAACTGCTTCATATTCTATTGTAGCAAATCGGCCTTCCCATGCACCAGCAAATGATTTCTTTTGAAGTGTCATTGCATCTTCTACCATTGCGTTAGTTAAATCAGGACGTAGTTGTCCTATAACTGTTGCCGGATCCATGTTCAACGCACGAATAACTGATGGATATAGTGAGTTCAAATCCATTGAACCAATCCACTTGTGTAAACCTTTTTTAGGAAATGCTACATACGCACCTGCCGCAGGCTCACTACCTGGCTCACGTTTAATTCTATTAGGAACTTGTAAGCCTCTATGATGTGCTTCGTTAATAATTGCTTGTTCTGTAACTGCAACTGCACCCATTGTAGTTTGTAGCAACACCGTGTTACTATGTGCAAGTTCGTTACTAAGATCAATAAACTTTAGTTTTTGGTCTAGCTTGTCTAGTAGTGCAGTATCTTGTCTGTTGTACTCAATGAATGTTCGGAAGTCATTGTTGTAAAGTTGATCAAGTGTACCTTCGTAAACTGTCTTGTTCTCACCAATTTCTAGTTCACCAATAGCGTCAAGTCTATATGTGTGTCGTTCTTCATAGGTGTATTTACGATACAATTCTAAACTATCTAAATGCACTCTGCCTATTAGGTCATAAGTAACGGCTTGTTTTCCATACTTTTCGTATTCACGTTTCTTAGGAAGTTGTTTCCATAAACAAAAACGTCTTGTATCATCTTTGCTTAGTACACGAGCAACACGATTCACAGTATAAGGAATATCATATCCTTCACTGTTCCAACCTGTTAGTATATCACTATCTTGTATAATGTCAAGAAATGCTTCTAGCATATCAGACTCTTTTTCATACAAGTAAGTATTAGGAAATTCTTCGCACTCTTTTTCTGCGTCTGCCATGCTTAACCCCTTAGGAGGTATTGCAAATGTAACTAGAGTATCTAACCATTGTAGGTGTACACTAATAGCAGTAATGGGCATAAACGGATCACTAGGATCAGCAAACCCACGTTCTGGATCAAAGTCAGTCTCAATATCAAAGAACGCAACATTTAGTTTAGGTGACTCTACGTTTAAATAGTTTTCACTTAGACATTGAAAGATTGGGTTGATATCGCTTTCGAGTAATTCTTTGTTTGCATTGATTGCAAGTTCCTTACGGAACTGTTTTGTATTTTTACAAATAATTCTACTTAGGGGATCGCTGTAGATACTTTTGTACTTGCCCTTAGGATCTTTGTAATAGAAGGTGTACTTAATTGGGTATTCTGTGTAAGATCGTTTGCCGTCTTTACGTTCCACAACTCTGATAACGTCTTGGTCGCGATCAAATTGTGCGTCTACATAACTCATATATATTCTCCTTGCATGTCATTTGAGGCTGACAAATACCAATAGTGTCGCTTATGGCCGACGATTACCTTCTTCTTTAAAATATTCTTTTGCCTCTCGTGCCTTATCGTCAATCCAAATGTCATAATGCGGCTTTCTAAAACTTAATGTTGTGTACAATACACCCCATTCTGCAAACTGGTCTTTAGTAAGCTCACTCCAATCTTTGCCTGTTGTACCGCCTCTAGCAGTCCAATAATGTATCTCATTGCCTTCATTATACAACCTATTAAAATGCTGTATACGTTGTACGTCAGGTTCACTTAATACATACTCACTGTTACTATTATAACAGATTGTTCCGTCTATGTCAACCATATATTTCATAATATAAACAACTGTACTAATGCCCATGCGTTCATTGCTGAGAACCAACTACATAGGATAATTACAAATGCCGCTTGCCTAATAACTGCACTAACAATACCCAAAACACTTCCAATTAAGTATAGTGGTACAAATATTGTTGTTGCAGGATCTAATATAGTAAAGCTCAAAATTGCACTCGCAGTGATTAAGAACAACGCCTCAACCATTTCGCAGTAGAATGCAACAGGACTTAGTTTGTAGCTATTTTTAAAGAATTTGATTACGTTATTCAAACCTATTTGTCCTTGCCGACTGTTGCGACAAGAGTCTCTAAATCATCAAATTCATCAGCAACTTTATGCCAATCACCTTTGAATGCTACTTTAATTGCTTTGTTAATAAGACTTGGTTTCATGTCAAGTTCTTCTGCTACTGCTTTAACAGTATCTTTAAGACCTGCACTTAAATCGTCAATCTCTTGCATAACGTTAGCACCTTCATTAACCAAACGCTCTAGTTTAGCTTTTTCTTCAACACCGTATGTTCTATCACTCACTTGTATTCTCCTTAATTGTTATATACATTATACACGAACTAAAACTGTTTGTCAACAACTTATTCGGCCTGTGGTCGCTCAATAGTTAAATTGCCCGCTACGACTATTCTTTCTCGATCGTTCTTTTGTTCTGGTACGCTATGTGTTACCCACCCTGGAAATACAACCATAAGTCCTGAATTTAGATATATTGCATTGCCGCTTGTTGGAAACACTAAAGGACTATCTTCAGGTGTTGCATCTACATAATATGTAAAACTCCAAATTGCAGGGTGATGTGCATGGGCATTACAACTGTCGCCCTTTTTATATAATGCACCCCAGCAATCAGTAACGACATACTTTCCTAAATTTGGTAAGTCAAGACCAGCTTTGACAACGTCAATTGCAAAATTAATTATCTTTTCAAAATCGGGATCTTTAAACATTGTCCATTTAGTCATGTCAGCTTGAACGTTTGTTTTTCTATATTGAAGGTCACCCAGGGCTCGAATCTTCTCTGCGAGTATTGGGTTAATTGTTTCAGCTTCGGGATACACCATTGTAAATACATCGGCTGTTTCGCTGAAGGTTAAGTTTTGCACGTTTGGTATCATGCAAATATTTATATAGGGGGGGTTTAAATAGTCTTAGAGCTGGTTAAGCAGTCCAAGGCCTTCCGGTTTTTAACGTATCTGTTGTAATTTGTTTTAATGTACCAGAGTCGTTATTGCTTGGTGTATATAGTGTAGGCATATCACCTTTTTTAAGTGTAGATCTTTTGCCTGTTGCCGCACGTTTCTCAGCCGCAAGTGTTAACTTTGCTTCTTGACGTTGTCTTTTGTACGTTAAGTGTGATATACCGTTTGCGGCCATTACTTTGGTCCAGGTTCAGCTTGGTTCTGTCCAGCTTCAGCTTGTTTCATAAGTGCTTTGAACTTACCAAACAGTTGAGGATTTGACATCATGCTCTGTATAGCAGTTGCATATGGTGCAATAGCTTTAATAATATTTGGAGGTAATGTTTCGCCTGAGGATATTTTATCTAATCCTTTTGCAACTTGAGCACCACTTGCCTTACCACCAATAACACCTTTAAGTGCAGTTGCTTTCTGTGCAACCTGTTGTGCTAGTTTTGGATCAGGTGCTACGTCTGGTGCACCGGGTGCTTCAGGAACGCATTTGTTTACACGCTTACCTTTGTTCTTACCTGTACCTTTTTGTGTACCGGCTTTTTTATAACCATCCCAGCACTTGTCTGGTCCAGCTACTTCTTTTACAAATTTGTTTTTAGCTTTTTTAAATTGTTTAAATCCTGTTTCAGGATCTAATTTAACTGCACCGTCGGACCAATCTGTTCCAGTCCACGTCCAAGTTGCAGTTCCATCGTTATAAGCACTACCTGGTTTTAGGTCGCTTACTTTCTTTGGTTCTGGTGCATTAGGTTTTGGTGCGGTAGCTTTATCTTTGGGCTTATCGTCTTTTTTAGAAGTGTCACCTTTGTTAATCCAATCATCAGTTTCTTTATCGTCAATACCGCCTTTTGGATCTATAGGCTTTTTATTACCATGTGCGCCACCATACTTAGTTGACGCTTTAGTTGCAATAGCATCTAAGCCTCTAGCAACTCTAGTGTTCTGTACATAGTTGTCAATTTTGCCAAGTGATGCTTTAGTGTTTAACCAACCACCGGGTGGAGCTTCGTTGATGTTATCGAACTCATTTGATAAATCAGTTAACTTCATTACTTGTCAAGCCAAATCTTTGAAAGTTTATCACCCATTGCTCTAATCTTTTCTGCTTCAGATGCGTTGCCATTCTGAGTAACATTTGTTTGTACTGCTGTTACTACAGGTGGTGGACCTTTTACAACTGGTGCTGTATTTTGTGCATTAACTCTATTAAAGACTGCGTCTGTGTCGACTGGTTTAAACATATTATTCTCCTAATGATGCTGATAATTTATTCATCAATGATGTTTTATAATCTGTTGATTCATTTTTCATTGCGGCAAATTTATCTGCTTGTTTTTTTCTAGCGGCTTTATCTTCAGCATCCATCTTTGCGACATTCTTATTTCTAAGAGCATCTAACTCTTTGCCTTTAAGTTGATCTTTTGTAGGTGCTAAATCTTCTGCAACCGCATTACAGTTACAATGTTTACAAGTTGGAGCACATTTACAATCTTCTCTTTTAACATCTGAACCACAACACTTGTCTGAACAATGTGTGTCTTTTGATTCTGCTACTTCATCAAACTTAACTTGATAGTCCATGTGATGATAAACACTACCTAAGTAGTCTGCTGATTTAGTAATTTTTGATTGTACCCAACCTTCTAAGCCTTCTTGCTCAGATACGTTTTTTAGCATTTCGTGTAGTTTGATACTGTACTTTGCAATCTTGTATAGTTCAGCACGAGCCATTTGTACTTCATGGTCAGATTCAGCTCTGTAAGCCATATCTGCTAAACCTTCTTTTAATTGTTTCTTATTCATATTCATCACCTTTTGCTTACTACTATTTATCGTTTAGCTATCTTGGCCCCAAAGAAACTGTCTGATGCATCTAGTGCATTAACTACAGTTCCGTCTTTGTTCTTTTTAGCTTTCTTCTTAGGAACACCATTCTTGTCACGTGGAATTTGACCCTGTGCATGTACTGGATTAGCTACAGTTGCAATAGCACCTGCACTTGTACCGCCTGCTGTGGCAGTTTCACCAAGATCCTTTTGAAATAGTTCACGTATTAACATACTGTTATTTATCCTTCTTTAGGGGGCTTAGTAAAATAATCTTTCAATAGTCCAGCAGTACGTTCAAACTTGTGATCTTTATGTTTGAAACCTACGCCACCTTTTGATTCCCAATTTCTAATATTAGACCCAAAGTCGTCAATTAGTATGTTAGGTGTACCGTCTGCTTGTTTTGCCCACTTATACTTGTCAGCGGAAACAATAACTTCTTTAGGCGGAAAAAACGCTAAGTTCTTTTTAACCCATTCACGCTTGTGTGGTTCTGCTCTAGGATCGTTTGCTAGTGGCGCACTTAGTATTGTATACTCGCCTTTAAGATCCTTAATAATGTTTAGTAAGTTTTGTGCATTTGCTGTTAACGGTAAGTTTAACCAAAAGTCATCTTTGTCTCTAATCTTTTGTAATGCATCTTCAATATCTGTAATTTGTCGCCAATCTTTTCCTACAAGTTTCTTCCACGCTGGAAAGAAGTCTGCAAGTACACCGTCCATGTCTACATAGATTTCACTAACAGCTGATAGTTCTTTAGTTTGTAATTCTTTTATCTGCGACTCGGTCATCCCTAAATTATATAAAGTATTTGCTTTTGTATTCTTACTTGCTTTCTTATGCATAGTATACTTGGGTTTACCGGCTTTGTCAACCGAAAAACCAAGTTTCTTTGCTTCAATACTAGTTTGGTTAGGACCTACATCGGGAGTAGTGTTAACACCAGGTACAATAAGACCGACGCCTTCTGATAGCTTAGATATCTCATGCCACCTCATTTCTTTTTACGTCCTCTAAAGCCTTGTGGCATATTTTGGTTAGTCATGTAAGGTCTATTAAACCAAAGTTTAAACCAATCTTGATCACCAGGTTTTAAACCTAATTTTTTTTCTTTTTGTTTTAGAGCTGTTGCAGTGATACTAGGGTTTTCGTCAATCTTATATTCGGAGTAACCTTTATATTCGTTTACGCCTGCAAGTTGAATTATACGTTCTAGTTCATCCATTACTTTGCTTTGGCCTTACCAGCTTTCATATTAGCCATCCAATGTGCCATACGTTGCTTTTCGCCACTGCTACCTTTTGCAGTTTTTCTTAAACTACTTACACTTGCTTTAGTATCAACTCCACTACGCTTGGCTAATCCTTTACGTCCGGGCTTCTTGCCGTCTGCAAAGTTTTCATCGTAGTGTGCATCTTTGTTTCCACCTGCGTCTTGTGTCTTATAGCCCATCTTCTTTAGAGCTACTTTAATAATTTCATCTTCTTCAGGACTAAACGGAACAATCATTACATCTGGCTCAGATGGATTAACATCGTCTGGGTCCATAGTATCTGTGTTTGCAAGGTGTGTACCTAGCTTAATAAAATCATATGATGTGTCTGACTTTGCTAACGTACTACTTTTAGGATTAGGAATTAGATCACCTTCATTTTTCATAGAGGCAACATTACTAATCATTTTATAGATATCGCCGCCTGCTTTTTTAAATGCTTGTGAAACTTCTTTCTCTGTAAACTTTAAATAATCAACCATGTACATTGCAAGGCCAGCTTCACCATCGCCTTTGTACATATCAATTAAGTCTTGTTCTAAATTACTACTACTTTCGTTAGCATGTATTGCGGCTTGTTGTTTCTTACGCATAGGATGTCCTTTACCGTGGATACCTTTCTTACGTCCGTCACCTTCTTTCATAGCAGAAATAAGCATGTCTTCTAATTTGTTTAACTCGTCTCTATCAACTTCAAATTGTGTTAATACTTTTTCTAATTCTTTTTCGTCTTTTGTTTTAATTAACTCGTTATACAGTTTCGTTCCACCGTATAGTGCTACTGCAATACCAACAGCTGGTAATCCGTATCTGCCTAGTGCTTGTGTAACAGGGTGATCTAAGAATCTGTTAGCCCATTTTACTGCATCTCTTACCCAAGGATAAACTTTCCAAGTAGCAGTTAAGAACCCTATGGCCCATTTATTGTTCCAAAAGAACTTACCAATTTTACCAACAGCCATTACGCCTCTAAGAGCAGGTACTGCCCATTCGTCTAAACTTTCATCTTCTGTAGCAATGCCCATACCTTTTCTAACTTGGTCGTACATTGAAAGAGCAAACATTGGACTAGCAACACCTTTCTTGAAACTATTGTAGTCACCTTCTTGTGCCGCGGCTCTCATTTTACTTGCACTCATGCCTTCAGCACCTTCTGCATCGGGATCACGTTCGCCTGCACTTACAATATTAATACTGTTAAACTTATAATCTTTGCCGTTGTAGTCATTTAATAGTTTAGTAAATGAATCAACTCTATCACTACCTGCTACATACACAATGTCTGTGTAACCTTTAGCTTCTAAATTCTGCATTGCTTGGATAATAGTTTTTACTTTAGGATCACCAATTTCAACTCCAGGGAAACTCTTCGATGCGAAGTACATCTTCTCTGGAAAAGGTAGTGGATCTGTTTTAGGTTTTTGTGTTTGGCTTAAAAATAGAAAAGGATCACCTTGTTGTGACTTTACTACGTCAGCTAATTTAGCGTGTCCAATAGTGGGAGGGTTCATTCTACCAAATGCAAACACCGCAGTTTTGGGTGCTTCAAATAACTCTCTTAGAAACATTAATACTCTCCGTCTCTAAGTGCGGTCATTTCCTCGCTAAAGATTATTTCAGCTAATGATTTAGCATCTTCTTTCGTTAATAGTTCTGATGGGCGTTTGTTAATACCAAACTGTTTACAGTAATGTTCAGCACCTGCTGTAATCATATCTGTTAAGTCAGTTGGCATAGGACTTTTGCCACCTTGTAATTTAGATTGCATATTACACATTGTTGGATAATACTTTTTACGATAGAACATTGGATCGTTCTTCATAAACACTTGCATGTCACTAACGACATCAAATCCTAAATCATTTTCTTTTTCTACTTCAAAATCCGTAAACTCGTTAATTCTCATATTACCACTTCCTACATGACCAGTAACGTGCCTTTGTACGTGGTCCTGGATTGTCACAGTTATGTCTTGCTCTAAAGCTCTTACGTCTTTTTGGATTATTCTTTTTGATACTCATAGCTTTACCTTTAACACTACTTCCGCCGTGTCCAAAGTTAACTTTTTTAGTATTAC